CAGGGGTTGCGAGAGGGGCAGAGGTTCCAAGTAGCTCGTGAGTAGTTACTCCTAAGATTTCTGCTAACCGCACGATGCTAGAGTATTCAGGAAAGCTTTTTCCGGACTCCCAACGGAAAATCGTCACCGGGGCAACACCAATTAACTCAGCCAGCCTTTCCCTCGACAGACGTGGCCTACGGGCTGTCCGCAGCTCTTCAATTCGAGCGCCTAGATTTTTCTTTAGTGATTCCACAAACATGAGACTACATTTCACCCAATGAATCAAAAAGTACATATATGTAGTGAAATGCTTGATTTTCACTACATACGTGTAGTATTATTATTCTGATGTTGCAGAAGACAGTGTTGAACTCAGACAAAGTTAGAGCGTTGATTAAGGAGCAAGGCCGGACGAGGGCTTGGATAGCCGCGCAGTGTGGAATTACAGTGCACTATCTAAACATTCTGCTCTCAAAAGGGGGATCGCCTAGCAAGTCGGTCACTATCCTTTTGGCAAAAGCACTGTCGTGTAATGAGGACGACCTTCTTCGCGCCAACGAAGAGGCGTCCTGATTCCTGCATATTACGAACTGACAGTGGGTACTAACTTAAATTTGAACGCATGAAATTAAAGGAGGCCTTGTGTTTCGGGCTGATGAAAAAAAGTTAAACAGAAATGAGTTTATGTCTCTTGTTAGAGAGGTATCTCATGTCTGAAATCGTAGTTCGTGAAAAGCAATCGCTTAGAGAGCTAGTGTCATTTGCAGCTGAATTGATGAATGAGCTTGTCGAATCAGGTGGCGTTCTCACTCCTGAATTAGAAGCTAAACTTAATGTCATTGAACTGTCTTTGCCAGAGAAAGTCGATGCCTATGCCTTTGTTATGCAAAAGCTCGAATTCGAAGCTGAATATTGGAAAAAGCAGGCAGAAACATACAACAAGATTAAGACTGCATGTCAAAATGCTCGAGATCGAATTAAAGATAACCTTAAACTCGCAATGAAAGAAAATGGGATCAACGAGCTTAAGGGTATAGATCATAAGTTTAAGCTCACAAATGGAACATTCTCTCTAGTTATCGACGAAAGTGAGATAGATGACATTTATAAAAAGCGTGTCGAAGAGATCGTGGTCGATAAGAAGCGAATTGAGGAGGACCTAAAAGCCGGCGTACCTGTTAAAGGTGCACGACTGGACCCTGTTTACACTCTTAGACCCTACGTGAACAAGGCGGTGATCAAGTGAGTAACCTAGTCGCCGCCCCGACCATTGCAAAAAACTTAGAGACTGTCCTTTTGAGAGGTGACTTGTCAGTTCTAGATGCGCACGACAAGATCGCTTACTACAAAAGCGTTTGTGAGTCGGTTGGATTGAATCCTCTTACAAAGCCATTCGAGTACATTAAACTCAACGGCAAGGAAGTCTTATACGCTACGAGGGCCTGTACTGATCAGCTCCGGTTCATACACAAGATTTCCCTTGAGATCGCAGCACGCGACAAATTCGACAGTCTTTATGTCGTAACTGCACGTGCAAGGAATCCAGACGGACGAGTAGATGAGTCGACAGGAGCCGTCGACTTAAGCAATCTCAAAGGCGACGCACTCGCAAATGCGATGATGAAAGCCGAAACCAAGGCAAAGAGACGAGTTACACTTTCGATATGCGGATTAGCACTTCTTGATGAAACGGAAGTAGCTTCGATTGCAGAAGTAGTAGAAACGCCACCTCAGATCGCATCGATTCCTGTTAAACATTCATCGGGTTCAATCAACGAGCCTCGATTTGATCTCGATCCGCCCAAAATTGCTACTTATACAATTAGCTTCGGGAAACATAAGGGAAAGCGTTTCATCGATATGGACGCCTACGAGCTTGATAGCTATTGCAAGTACATCAAGAAGGGTATCGCTGAAACAAAATCTCCAAAGCAGATGTATGTTGAATTTGTAGATCTTGCCGAGGAATACCTTTCAGGTCTTGAGCCATCCAAAAAACAAGAATTTGACATGAACGAGGAGATCCCGCTTTGAACGACTATTGGCAGGGTGACGATTTTATCTGCGGACGCTGCAAACAAGTGATTTGCAAAGATGATGGAACTTGCGGATGTGTCGGCTGGGCTGACGGCGACCGAAAAGTACTCGTTTACGCTGATGGGAGCGAACAATCTTGGGAAGATGCGTTTGTTCACGGATTTGAATTAGCCCGGAGGTTAGGGTCATGATTCTAACAGAAGAAATCGATATCGAATGTGTAGGTGACGTACACATGGAAGGCGACTCTGTTTTAGTTGATAACTTCAGAATCCTTAGCGATGAGACCGGAGAAGATATCACGCGTTTCTTCTCAGCGAAGCAAATCGAAGCGCTTAAGGACCAATTAGTTAAACAATATTTTGATGAAGCTGAGTGGGAAGGTGTTGACGATTACTACGATGGGCTCGAAGACGAGATAGCTTGAGATTTGAAGTGAGCGGTGGGACCCCTTGTCCTTTTGTCATTAATATGACCCGTTCACTTGAAGTTTCAACACCGAGGGTAATATGCACGCAGTTCAAATTAATCAGTTAGATCGTGACCTCTATGAGATAGCTGGAAAGTTCAATGATCCCAAGATCAACGAGCTTTTGATGCAAGCAGTCTTACTACCTGAGGAAGCCGCCTATATATTTCGTTGCTCGTCAGCAATGATATACGAATGGGCGAAAGTGGATCCCACTTTCAAAATCTGCATGCCCGGGAGATTGGTTAGAATTGCACGTTCCACGGTAATTGATATATTGCTGGGCCGACGTTCTTTGAAAACTAAACGAGTAGACGAGAAAAGCCCTACCAAGTCCTACCGAAAGGAGAAATTGGTGTGGCAAAAATAGTTAAGCGCAAGGGGCGCTGGGTCTGTGATCATTATCGCAACGGTAAACGAGCCAGGCCTACTTTTGAAACGAGAGCAGAAGCCGAAGACTTTAAGAGAGAATTACTACTTTCCAAGTCGGTCGGTGGTGGCAAATTAGAAGGAACTTCGATTGCTGCGTCTAACGTGATTAAGTCTATGACTTTGGTAAACGCAGTTAATAACTATTATGAGCTTGAGACGCTCTCAAAGGCTGAAAAGAGTCGACCTCAGGAACAGAAGTGGTTTGAGATCTTAATTGAGTTTGCCGAGCGCAATAACCTTAAATTTGTCCATGACATAAAGCTTTTACATTTGCAGAAGCTTCAGAAGGAATTGCAAGCAAAAAATCGCGTCGAAGAAAGGCAGCGATTCATCGATAAAAGAAGAGCTAAGTCTAAGAACCCCGCTGTTAGAAAGTTGGTTGGCACTCCGATCAAAATGGAAAGCGGAAGCCTAACTAACTCGGCGATCAATCGTTTTTTCAACACCTATCGAGATTTTTTTACTAAGTGCGTACAATGGGAGGCAATAGCTAAGTCTCCGACTGAGCACTTAGAAAATCTAGAAGAGGCGCCGCGAATACGAAAGATCTGGGAGGACGAAAAGATCAACCAAGCAATTGAAAAGGCGTATGAGGGCTTCCATTGGTCAAACAATGGAAAACCTAGCTTCACTGACACTGCTTGGGCGGGTGACGTCTATTATTTTCTTGCATGGACCGGATGTAGGCCGATTGAGGCGTGTAACCTTCGGATTCCTGAAATCGATTTTGAACGGAACTTTTTCTGGGCAACGACTCGAAAAGGGACAGGTAAGTTAAAGCGGCGCATGGTGCCTATGATTCCTGAGGTCGCAAACTTCCTAAGTAAGAAGATTGCGGAGAACAAACGCCGAGTAATAGGCATTCATGCGGACCGAGTTTTCCTGACCAGGGTGAATACCCCGGTCACCACTAACGCCCTTGATCGTGTGTTGGCTAGAATTATTAAAGCATTAGGTTTGCAAGGATATGAGCTTTACGGATTTAGGCATTCTTTTGTGACGGCAACCGGTGATGTTGAGGGTGGGAATCTTGAACACACTAGACAACTGGCTGGTCACTCTAATCTGTCGACAACTCAAGGATACATGCACCCAAGAGTTGAGCGAATTCGTGAAGCGGCATTAAGAACAGCGAAAGTGAGGGGCTTAAAAAGTCGGGAATGATGGTCTCCTATGGTCACCAAACAAGGTGTTCATACCACCCTGAAGTGACCTGTAATGAGATAAGTTCTTGAAAAGATTTGGCGTTCCCAAGGGGATTCGAACCCCTGTATCCTCCGTGAAAGGGAGTATACTGGCGAGTTTCCGGGGAATTTGTAACAACTAGATTTGGCTGGGTTTTTCTCGTTTCTCGTGAGGTTTCAAAGCTTTATCGAGATCCGTAAGAGTCGCCCTATTTTTTCTAGTTGAGCCTGTTTTGGAGGTACCGGTCTCCAGTGGTCACCAAGTTTTTTTGATCGTTCTGACTTTGTTTGCCCCTCGGTTAACGAGGGTTATGTCCAGAATAGATATCGGCCTACCGGCTAGAAACATTAATCATAAGACCGAGCATCGCGTCTTTTTTTTGCTGTTCCGGAATTTGGACAGCCTTTCACTAGCCTACAAATCAAATACCAAGCCCACGGATGGGATTCATCAACAAGGACGAATCATCGAGAAAACTCAACCAAGTTTCTCACACCAGGGGGTCATCATGGAGTGGTTCAAACACTTCTCAGATATGCACGAAGGGCGATCGATCAATAACCTAATGGACGAGCTGGGTCATACGGGCCTCTGTTTCTTCCTAATTCAAGAAATGTGCGCGGGAAAGCTTGCGTTAAAACCTCATGAAGCCGGCACCGAAGCTGATTGTAAGTTCAGCTTTCACACCAGGGTGGTTAGGGAAAGGCTGCGCCTAAGTCACGCCAAGATGGAGCGGTTGCTGAGTGTTGCCCAAGCCAACGGTCTACTTTCCTACGCGGTGGTTGGGTCTACACTTCAAATAGACATGCCTATCCTATTGGATTTACGAGAAAAGGACTCTCGCAAAGCACGCAGACGTCGCGAAGCTGGTGTGCAAATGGTCTCGCAAGAATTAGAATTAGAATTAGATAAAGAATTAGAATTAGAGAAAGAGTTGTCGCGAACAGCGCAAGCGCCTGTTTCGCAGCCAGCCGAAGTTATCGAGATCAGTCAGGCTCCAACGACCAAAAACATCGAACTTAATCGTAGAATCTGGAATTCGTATCGCGATGCGTACATTAGGCGCTGGAACAAAGAGCCAGTTAGGAATGCAAAAGTAAACCGCAACATTTCGGACTTAGGTAAACGGCTGGGTGAAGACGCTGTAGCCGTAATCCAGTTTTATGTCGGCCACAATAAAGCTTATTACGTCGAACATACACACGACGTTGGCCTGTGTTTAAAAGACGCTGAGAGCCTCCACACGCAATGGGCGAACAACCAACCCATAACCCGCAATGAAGTCCGGCAAATGGAACAGAACGAGTTTTATCGCGCTCAGATGGAACGAATGGGGCAGAGATGAGCCCGCAAGATAAAACCGTACTACGTAAAGCCTATGTAGCCTTGTCGGCATACTACCGAACTCAGATTCCTGATGGAACCATCGACATGTACGTCGAGGACTTGGAGTCTTTCGAACTAATGCCGGTTCTTAACGCGATATCCAAATATCGCAAGGACTTTCGAAATCGGAATGTGCCTTTGCCTGCACACATAGCAGCGTTAATCAATCCGGAGCCGACGAGTCGGGATCTTGCAGAGATCACACTTGATAAGGTGATGAATGCAATAAGGTGCTTCGGATACATGGGAAGTGCAGACGCACGAGCGACAGTCGGGGAAGTTGCCTGGCGAATCATTCAAAGAATGGGTGGATGGTATGCAGTCTGTACTGATCCTAACTTTAATCCCGGGGTCTTCCGAGCGCAGTTCTTAAACTCTGCAGAAAGTCTTCATCGCATAGCTGGCGTTACCGACCTAGGTAAATTCATTGAGTCTCGCCAGGCCAAGGAATTTGAGATCGAGCAGAAAAAATCAGAAGCGATAAAACAATTGGGCACCATCAAAGACATCAACGAGGTGATTAAATGAGTTACGTTGCCGAAGTCGTAATTCCTCGTCTACCAAAAGCCCCGAATGTGATGGGAAAAGCGTCCATCTGGGCCACTCAGAAAGAACGGGTAATCTGGAGAAGATTAATTAACCACGCCTTCATGGGCATTGCTCCAAAGGCCCCGCTTACATGTGCACTTGTAAAGTGCGTACGCGTGTCTGCTAGCAGGTGTGACGATGACAACCTAGGCTTTTCATTTAAGCACGTACTCGATGCTCTCACTTTCAATGGAATCATCAAAGACGATAGTCCAAAGACTATTCGCTATGTACATCAACATGAAAAAGGTAAGCGTGGCCAAGGCAAGATCAAAATCTTTATCAGAGAGCTAGAAAATCTAGCTCAGGAAGAACCAAATCATGAAGCAGTCCTATAAGAACCAAGCGAAGCTTTGCAAATCCATTCGCGATCGACTTCAAATAACTCAGAAAGAGTTTGCCGTAATAGTCGGATTTAAAGGCGGTTTTGCGGGAGCTCAGTTTGTATCAAACATCGAGCGCGGTCGTTGCAACATTCCACGAAAGCGTCTTTCCCGTCTACTTAGGTACGTGCCAGCAAAACAAATCGTAAGCGCTATATTGGCCGACGAATTAGAAAACTTAAAAGCTGCATTGAAGATAAAAACAAAAGCAAATGTCATTGTTAAATTTGAAGATACACCAGGGGGAGAAAAGACATGAAAATATCCAATGCATTCAATGTTGAGCATGTTTACATGAACGGACTTCAATACTCAGCTCGGGTGGATCGATGCAGAGGCATAACCTTTTATGAAACAGATAGCGGAACAATATACGTTGATGTCGATCTTGGTGAAGAAGTTATGCGGATCTTCAAACCTGACTCGATTAAATTCGCAAAGGCAGCTTTGGCGGAGTATCGATGAGCGCTTACAAGTGTCCGCGCTGTATGTCTTCCCGAAAGCGCGAACGCATGGTCACAAGAGGCGGAAAACGTCAGCTCGAGATGGAATACGAGTGTGGTAGCAAGTTTCTGCTCGATAGTACGGATGGCATTTGGACGCATAGGTTAGTAAGGACGTGTATTAAACAAGTGAGAGACGATAAAGTGAAACTACCAAATTGGCTTTCAGAGAAACGTGATGATGCTGTGAGGGCTGCTTACGGCAAAGACATTGGCATCAAACACTATTCTGGATTTATGAAGGGTTTCAACGCCTGCACCGAACTCCTTTTCCATGAGATTGCTGCCACGATCGAAACGCTTGAGAACAGCGCTCATTACGAAAATGATGACCATCTCTCGGTGATCGGTGAAGCCCTGGCCCGCCTGAATGAAAGGTTTCCGCGATGAGCGACATTGAAGATCAACTGAAAAAGGCCAAGACGCTAGATGAAGTACTGGCGATCATGGTGCAGATCGAAGAGCCAACGATCACCTTCGTGTGCCCTGAGTGCAAAAAACCTTTCGTCTTTAAATCACAACCTGTTTTCGAGGAAACAGGTAAGCCAGTAGGTTTTTCGATCTATGTGGAATGCAAGTCTTGTGAGTTTGAATTGGCACTAAAGAATGAGACCTCGTTTCACGAGGGCGTTGGCATCGTGTTTGGAGATGAGCAATGACCACACAGACACGAGGGAGGTTGGGGTGAGTTGGGACATTTACGGAGAAAAACTTAGACCAGGACACTGCGAGGTACATCCGAGCGTTCATGAAGAGTATCCATGCAGTGTTTGTTTGAAGGAAACTCAAAGACGCCAAGAGAAAAGCGAACATCACTTCCTTAAACGAGAACTCGAAGCCGAGCGCGATAAGAACAGGCGGCTGGTGGAGGCTGGGAACGCTCTAACTAAAGCCGACGTCTGGGGTAGGGCTGCAGCTTATGAGGGATGGAAGAAAGCCCTCGCAGAAAACGGCGGTGACAGATGACACGACGAGAAGAGATTGACGATGCTGCTGAAATCGCTCTTTCAAATGCAATACTTGAGGCTGCTAAGGAAATCGACCGTCTCACCGATGCGCTCGACGTCGCTGAGAAGGCGTTGGAGTTCTACGCTGGTTTCTCAGACGAGCATAAGATCTTTGACAATGTTAGTTTGATGGCCCGTGAAACCCTCGCCAAGATCCGCGAGTTGCGAGGTGGCAAGTGATTCTCGCATTTGGGCTGATATTTTTGTACCTCATCATAGCAGTGCGGAGATTCATTTTCGTGCGTAGGCACTTGCAAGCGGCGTTTGAAATGAGTTCTATCGGTGATTTAAGATACTTAAAACAAACGCTATCAGAGCTTTCTTACGGATCAAAGTTTGCAACTGAAACTATCTTCATTCTGTTACCATTTATTCACGCTATGTTTTGGCTGGCGATATTACTTCTAAGGCCAATCCCCAAAAGGAATATTAATGAATGACGTTTCAACCACCTGGTGCCTCACCTCAAGGCTTAAATTCGTGGACTATGCGAAGTGAGTGGATCGCAAGTGTCGCCGGTAGACCATGACGCCCGGGTGATTGATTTCGGGATTCAGAACAGAAAGCAACCGATCCAGTTAAGTCAATTTAACTAGAGCTATTTGGTTGAAAAAAGGGCACAGCAGGCTGAAAATGTGGTGCATAGGACGGGATGCAATGATACGTCATTTGTACCAGTCAAAAGACAGTCTAATTCACCTTTGCGAATCCGCCGAAATCGATGAGGGTCTCCGGTTGGTCTGGACTAAATGCGATATCGACGTGCCGGAAAACTCAAGTTTCATGTCTACAGAAGAGCCAACGTGTCCAAGATGCACTGCTAAGGAAAAAGCTGAGTTAGATCAGGTAGAAAAGGCGATGAAACACGTATTTGAAAATAGTGAGATCAAAGAGAAAGTTCCCTAGTCACCTGTAAGGCACTCTTATCAATTCGAATCCCCACAAAGGAAGCGTGACGTAAAGATCCACCACTTGTTCGTTCGAGGAACTCTACTTCAACTACTATCTTCGGCTTTAACCAAGTGACGATAAATTCTTCAGGGACATTTTCAGCGACTGCCTTCTTAGAGATTCCTGCTTTCAAAATATCCTTTACCGCAAGATATGGTACCTGTTTCACTCGCCCAGCATAAACTAGTGTCTCTCCCACATATTCACCAAGCAGTAAGGGGCCTATGCCTGAGCTTCGACCCTCAGGGGCGGCAAAGCCGATAGCCACGAATTCTTGTCTATGAACACACTTAGTCTTTACCCAATCACGACTTGAGTTTTTGCCTGAAACATACGTGCTGTTTTTTCGTTTGCTGACTATACCCTCAAGGCGATATTCGCACGCCATTTTAAAGATTGCCTCAGACTTGGCGTTTAATACCTCACTCAGGTGAATCTCGTTTGGGAATTTATGACTTAGTTTCACGAGGCGATCACGGCGTTTGATCAGTGGCAGTTCTCTTAAGTCCTTAGGCCCATCTTTAAGAAGGTCGAACACGAAGTATTGAATCCTGTTTTGCAAATGCTTCTTGCCGATCGCTCTTCTCAAGGCTTCAAAGTCGGACCGACCCTCGTCGTTGATAAAAACTATTTCGCCATCAAGGATGAGTGGTCCCTTGAGCTCTGCCAGCGCCTCAACTATTGTGGGAAACTTGTTCGAAAAGTCCACGCCATTCCGACTTATGAGTCTAACATCGTGCCTCTCGACGTACGCTAACATCCGGTAACCATCAAATTTGACCTCGTGAATGTAGTCACTAGACGAAGGTACTTTAGAAACTAGGAGTGGCTGCTGTGGAACAATGTAGTGTTGCGCCATGCATCGATTCTACTAGATGTGGACCTGATCAGAGAGTCGAATCGTGCTATATTGTCGATTCCTAACCAACTAGGCCAGATTTAAACTATTCCACTTGAATTGGGGTAAGACCAATATATACAAAGTATATATACAAAATATTGAGGTGCATCTAAATGACTTTAAACTATGAAGTCGCTCGTGATGTTTTTGGTCAAAAGCTAATTGAGATCCCTGTTCCCAACTATGCCGGTTCAGAGGAAGGAAAATACTTAGTGATTGAACGGATGCAGTCCCTAAGTGATGAAGTCTATAAAGAGTTCCTAACTCTCCTCCACACATTTGGAGCGACGCCAATTAGACCCATCCACCAACTGGATTTCACACCTGACATTGTTGAAGTATGTACGGCGGCAGAAGTTTGTATGGCTGCGATTGATGCAGTTAGAAAATATAAGAAGAAACAAGGGTAGAAAATATGTGTGCACAGTACAGAATTGAAGCAAATAGAGAATATCTAGAAAGAGTTTACGGAATTAAGTTACCCAAAGACTTTGAACCGTATGACAGAAGAATCCTTCCTTACTCCGAAGCGCCAGTGATATTACAAAAGAAGGGCATCGTGCTTCTCGAAGAGATGGTATTCTCGCTTATCCCGCCTTGGTCAGATAAACCAAAGGCATTCTTTGCAACTCACAATGCAAGGCTTGATGGACTTAAGGACGTTAAGAAGAAAGTTAAAGGTAAAGAAGTAGTAGAGGAGAAATACCAAACTATCTATGAAAGTGGGCTTTGGAAGGGACCGTTTACCAAGCAAAGATGTGTAGTTCCGATCTCAGGGTTTCGTGAGCCCCTTTACTGGGGCGACCTCGCAGGCCATTGGGGCCTATTTAGATCAAAGGATCATGAACTACTTTCGGCTGCCGCAATCTACTCTGAATGGACAGATAAGAAAACGGGAGAGGTGGTCCCAAGCTTTGCCATCATTACGGATGATCCTTATGACGATGTCGAAAAAAATGGCCATCACAGATCCCCGCTTTTCCTAAAGCCAGACGCAGTAGAAGAATGGATCTCTGAGGAAAAAATAGAGGGTCCTGATGCGTTTAAATTCTTAAGAAAGAATCGTCTAAAGACAAAATTTGAAATTGAGCCACAAGAGGAAATGGCTGCTTCTTGGAAAAAGAGAGTTAAGGAAAAAGAGGAAGAAAGAGAATTTGAAGCTAAGTTCCGTAAGGAGCGGCCTAAGTATGTGGCCGCGGCAAAAGAGACCGCCTAATGCACAAGTCTGGTACGGAGTTGCTGACCAGGTTCTTTCTTGAGCTAAGAGATCGGATGGAGCCATATCTAGCAGCCATCCCTCAAAGTGAACGTACTCACAAAATGTATACCGAATACTGGCATGTCTCTTGGGTCATTGGTGGAATTGAAAGCCTGTTGCATCAACTTTCTTGTTCTGACTGGGTAAGACATCAAGATGCTGTAAGATCCGCTTGGCGGCACATTGTTGAATATGATTCTAAATACAAACTTCTTGAACCCTACAAGGGACGAACGGATCTAAAGCAAGAGCTTGCAAAATTCCTGACCAATCCAAACACATATGAATCGGAGAAAAAAGGAAATTGGTATCCTTCTCCAAACTAGATTCCACAAGAAAAAGTAATTTCAATCTGATTGAATTTGATGTTTCATGAGTTAAGGAGGGATTCTTCATGGAACAGGAATCACTTGTTTTCGTTCATCGGGACATTCTAAAGCAAACTCTTTCGACCCTCGAACGTGCTAAAAGGTTTCATCAGCACGCCCACGAAATGAAAGTCGCAGAGGGCTATCGCGCAGGAGACCTTGGTTCTCCACTCTTTGAGGACATAAAAGATACCTTATCAATGCTAGAAAATCTGCTTAACCCGATTCCAAAAGAATTCGACAATATCGAGGGTTAGAGCTACCGCGAAATTTTAGGACCTGAGACCGTCCTGGAGCCAGCAGGGATAATCTCTTGAGGTTCACTCGTTACCGCCTGCGCCTCTCCTTTTTCCTCAAAGCTTAGCCTCGGCGTGCACCATACAATCAATTGTGCTCTTGATTTCAACCCTAGTTTTTGAAATACGTTTGTCAGATGAAACTTAACTGTCTTTTCTGTGATAAACGTTTCATGGGCGACTTCTCGGTTAGAAAGTCCCCGATTGACGTATTCAACGATCTCAGCCTCTCTACGAGTAAGGCCACTCTTTCTGAGCTCATCCCTGAGCATAGCCACCTCCTTGTGCTGCCCTTGATAAAAGTTTGATGAGGGCCGAATTTAAAATCAAGTTTTCGCGGGCTTATAGTCTAGGGACGGATACGTGATTGCTATGGAACTAATGTAATGTCTGAGAAGCTCAGAGAGTGGATATTAGTGAGAAGTGCGAGCATCCGGTTGAACAAGTAGAGGATAGAATCCTCGCTTCAATCGAAGTTCGAAGCGCTACTCAAGTATTCCGAAAGCTGATTCACTCATACATTTGCAGGCTATGCAGAAAGCGAGTGCGGCCTGAAAAGTTTATTGAAGATTCTGATGAGACCTAAGCACTTCGATCACTCTTAAGTTCGACTCCAGCCTCAGCCTTATCAATAATCATTATGATTAGCTTGGCGAGATTCTTACCTAGTTTCTTCTTAGATCGATCTTGGATTTGTTCGTACTTGCGCTTATAGTCTTCGGGAATCCAAAAGGTGATAGCTTTCTTATCAACAGGTTCAGTGTCGAGGTCCCTTGCCATGTCAGTAAGAAAGCCCTCATTGATGAATTCGACGATGTCTTTCAAGTCTTCTTTCATACCCGAATCCTAACCACAAACTACGTTCCACTTCAAAGTAATATAAATCTAAAAGTTAACTATAACTTTCATAAAATATTATGGGATTTAGAATCTGTTTGAATGGACCGAATTTGAATTATGGCAAAGAAGAAAGTTACCCACACGAAATCCACAGTAGGCAGGCCATCCGACTACGATCCAAAATACGTCCAGATGCTTCTAGACTATTTCGACATCAAGCCCTACCAAGAAAAGACTAAAAAAGTCCTAACTGGCGGGGCGCTTGTCGAGATTCCATTCTCAGAGGCCAGTGACTTTCCGACACTCGCAGGTTTTGCAGTCAAGATTGGGAAACATAGAGATACTTTGCACCGATGGTCCGAAGAACATCCTGAATTTTCCGACGCCTATAAAAGGGCCAAGGACTTTCAGGAAAATTACCTGGCAGTAAACGGTAACAAGGGGCTAATCGCACCGGCATTCGCAATTTTCACAGCTAAGAACGTACTTGGGTGGCGAGACAAACAGCCAGGGGAAGCCGACGTTATTGTGAATAACAATGTGAGTAACTTGTCGGACGCAGAGCTTGAGGCAAGGGTTCAGGAAAAGCTTAGTAAACTCTCAGGGACAGGCGAGTGAATCGAAGGGATAAACTCGAACTTCTAGCACTCCTTGAAGAAAAGGAGCGCCGACAGAGAACTCGCAAGCTCTTTAGCTACTATCCTAATGAAGGCCCACTGAGGCGCGAACTTTACGTAAAACACACGCTGTTCTTCGAGGCTGGCCAAAAGTTCCGGGAACGTCTTATGCTTGCTGCAAACCGTGTTGGGAAAACAGAAGGTGTTGGCGGTTATGAAGCGGCACTTCACTTAACGGGACTATATCCGGATTGGTGGACAGGTCGCAGGTTTTCAAAGCCAGTCGATGCGTGGGCTGCAGGAGATACAGCAAAGACAGTTCGTGAAATCATTCAATTTAAGCTTCTAGGGCCTATCCATGAAATCGGCACTGGCCTCATTCCTCAGGAATTAATCGTTAGTACGACTCGAAAGCAGGGAGTCTCTGATGCTATTGATACGATATATGTTAGACACGTATCAGGTGGAGTGAGCCAATTAGTTCTCAAAAGCTACGATCAAAAAAGGCACTCGTTTCAAGGAACTGAAAAAGACTTCATCTGGCTTGATGAAGAGCCGCCACTTGAGATTTATACAGAGTGTTTGCTTAGAACAATGACGAACAACGGGATGCTCATGCTAACCTTTACTCCACTTCAAGGTATGAGCGAGACTGTTATGGCGTTTCTTCCAGGTGGCCAGGTTGAGGAAAAGCGAGACGGTTCTAAGTTTGTTGTTATGGCGACTTGGGATGATGCACCCCACTTAAGCGAGGAAGTTAAAGAAGAGTTGTGGAATTCAATTCCTCCGTTCCAACGAGATGCTCGGTCTAAGGGAGTCCCTCAGCTTGGCTCTGGAGCAATATATCCAGTGCCTGAGTCTGACTTTGTAGTTGATGACTTTCCAATTCCCGAACATTGGCCCAGAGTTTATGCATTAGACGTTGGATGGAATCGAACGGCAGTGCCATGGGGTGCGATTGATAAAGATACAGATACGCTCTACCTATATAGTGAACACTATCGTGGGCAAGCGGAGCCTAGTATTCACGCTGAGGCTATTAAAGCTCGAGGGCTCTGGATTCCAGGTGTGTTTGATCCAGCTGCTAGGGGGAGGTCTCAGTTAGATGGCAAGCAAGTGCTTCAGAGTTACATCGACTTAGGATTAGATCTAGAACCCGCGTTGAACGCTGTAGAAGCAGGGATTTATGAGGTATGGCAGCGCCTTTCTACCGGAAGGCTTAAGGTGTTTAGAAGTATGTCTAACTGGCTCTATGAGTTTCGCATCTATAGACGTGATGAAAAGGGCCACATAGTTAAGGTTAATGATCACTTAATGGATGCCACTAGATATCTTGTAATGTCGGGACTTGATAGAGCAAAGACAAAGCCAGTAGCAAAGAAAACAGAGTCAGGCGAGTATTTCGGGAATCAGTCGACTGGATGGATGGGATAGTCAGATTTGTTTTAGTCGAGCGAGAATTTCGGCGTGTCCCTGCTTAGCCTCTTCATAAGTATGATATCGTTCTAGCTCACCATCAAGTTTTCCACCAAATATGATCGTCTCGAAGAGTATGGGATTACCTATGATTGAAAAGTCGTGGTCGACACCTAAGAATACTGTTGAAACAAAGGATTCACCAACTCGATCTTGGGCTACGACCCTCTTTTCGGTGGTGTCCATCCACGCGCTCCATTCCGCTAAGTTCGAAATTTTAACTGGTCGCTTGTTTTCATCGAGAATGTAGTGATCTGCCATTTTCTCGCTCCTGTTTTGCCTTTGCAGTGTCATACATCAAACCTCAATAAAATTAAAGATTTTATAAAAATTCATTAAAGATTTTTTGCTCCGTATTTTAAGGTGAGTGCCACCTAAACATCAAGCCACAGAAATCGACAGTGAAAATGACGACAGCCGTGCGATTGCACGTCAGGACGAAGAAATCCTCGAAATTGCTCGCAAGCGATTTGACTTAGCAGCTGAGGCCGAAGCTGAAATCCGCAAAGAAGCCCTAGACGATCTCAAGTTCAGTGCGGGTGAACAGTGGCCGGAAGACGTGAAACGTGCAAGGGAGCAAGATAGACGTCCTTGCATTACTATCAATAGATTACCGCAGTTTATAAGACAGATTACGAACGACCAACGTCAGAACAGGCCCTCGATTAAGGTAAGTCCTGTTGACGATAAAGCCGATCTTGAGACAGCCAAAATCTATCAAGGTCTTATCCGTCATATTGAATATGCAAGCAACGCTGACACCGCTTATGACACAGCGTTTGATTCCGCGGTCAGGGCAAGCTTTGGATTCTTTAGAGTCGTAACAGATTACTGTGATCCATTTTCATTTGAGCAGGAAATTAGAATCTTACGAGTTCCCGATAGATTCTCCTGTTATCTTGATCCTTCATACAGAGAGCCAGATGGCTCAGATGCCAACTGGGGCTTTGCGTTCGAAGACATATCAATTGATGAATACAAGGCGCATTACCCGAAATCAAAACTTGCGTCGATGAGCGACTGGGCCTCACTAGGTCAATCTCAACCAGATTGGGCTACATCAAGCACTGTGCGAGTAGCAGAGTACTTTTACCGGGAGTATCGAGAAGCGACGATTTGCCAGCTGAGTGATGGATCGACAATTGAGAAGGATAAGCTTCCAAAAGCTCCCTCAATGATGCCAATGGGTCTTGAAATAGTGGCTGAGCGTGTGACACAAATTCCAACAATTAAGTGGTGCAAGATAAACGGCGTTGAAATACTTGAGCGGACCGACTGGCCAGGTAAGTGGATTCCGATTATTCCGGTACTCGGAGAAGAGCTAATCGTAGACGGAAAGCGAATTCTCTCGGGAGTCATTCGGCACGCCAAAGACCCTCAACGCATGTACAACTACTGGAAGTCTAGCGAGACAGAAACCATTGCTCTAGCGCCTCGCGCGCCATTTATAGGTTACGCCGGCCAATTTGAAGGCTTTGAAGCGCAATGGAAAACAGCAAATGTTAGGAATCATGCGTATCTAGAAGTAAATCCTAAGACAATTAACGGTGAAGCGGCTCCCTTGCCTCAAAGAAATGTGTTCGAGCCGCCTGTACAAGCAATCACTCAGGCGAGCATGTTTGCTGCCGAAGACCTCAAAGCAACAACTGGAATCTACGACGCGGCCCTTGGCGCTAAGAGTAATGAACAGAGCGGAATCGCAATTCAACGCCGAAACATTCAAGCGCAAACATCAAACTTTCACTTCATCGACAATCTGTCGAAATCAATACGGCATTGTGGCCGTATCATCGTTGATCTGATTCCTCATATTTACGATACACCGAGGGCCGCGAGAATTTTAGGTGAGGATGGAACAGAGGAAATTGTAAGGCTAAACGAACAATTTCTAAAGAACGGCAAGCTGACAAAATATAACTTCGGCGTAGGAAAATACGACGTAACGGTCGACACAGGTCCAAGCTTTGAGACTAGACGTCAGGAAGCAGTCGCCTCAATGGCTGATCTAACCCGAAGTTATCCTCAGATCATGCAAGTCGCTGGCGACCTTATGGTCAAAAATATGGATTGGCCAGGAGCAAGTGAAATCGCTGAAAGACTTAAGAAGACGCTTCCGCCTGGTGTCGCAGACGACAAATCTCAAAAGCCAGTTCCTCCAGAGATCCAGCAACAGATGACCCAAATGAATCAGATGATTGAGCAGTTAACTGCTAGCCTAAATGAAGCTAACGGCAAGATCCAAAATAAGACCCTTGAGCTCGAATCCCGTGAGCGGATCGAAAATGCTAGGCTTCAGATTCAGGCCGAAATCGAATTAGCAAAGATGGGGTCCGTTGAAGCAATTGCACTTCTTAAGCAGGAGATTGCTGAGATTAAGACGCGTGAGAAACTGCTTAGAAATCACTTACCAATCAACTTTGAAAATGAAATAGGTGCTGGCCCTTTTGAGGCTGTGACGCCGAATGAACAACAACCTACTGGTGGGTTTTCACCAGGCCAACCCATGGGGAGTATGAACCATGTCGATTAAAGTAACGTCAACGACAGAACCAACGGAAGTGGCCGCTCAAGCAGTGGCGATTCCTTCCTCGGACTCTGGAGTTGCAAAGCAATCCGCGCCAGCTCCAGACGAGCAGGTAGAAACAGGTGAGGAATCGGAAACCTCAGACGATAATCTTGCAGAAGATGTGGAAGGTAAGGACGTCAAAGGTAGCGAATCAGACGATGACGACACGCAGTCCAAAGAAGAAAAGCCAAAGCGGAATGGTTTCTCAAAGCGTATTTCAAAACTCACGAACAAGATCTCTGAAAAAGAGCGCGAGCTTGAGTATTGGAAAAACGAGGCCCTCAAAAGTCGTAAGACTGACGAACCTCAAGCGCCAAAGGAGACGCAGTTAGCCCAAGTAGATGGAAAACCAAAAGCTGATGATTATGAAACAGCCGAGGCCTACTACGAGGCTCTTGCGGATTGGAAGGTCGAACAGAAGCTTAAAGAGAAGGAATCTAAGCAAAAAGAAATTCAGGTTAAGTCTGAATTTGAAAAGCAGATTACTGCCCATCGCGACCGAGTGAGGGCATTTGCTGATGCCCACGACGATTTTGATGACCTAATGGAGCAGGTAAACGATGTGCCAGTTTCATTAACGGTCTCTGAAGTGATCCTCGCCTCTGAAAATGGCCCTGAGCTTATGTATGAGTTAGCTAAAAATAAGGAAGAGTTTGCGCGTATATGTGCACTTCCGTCAATTGCAGCGGCTCGGGAGCTAGGGAAGATAGAGGCACGAATCGCTAAACAGATCCCATCTAAGCAAGACATAGAGCCTAAGACGACAAAGGCACCTGCGCCAATCGCGCCAGTCGGAAGAAAGACATCGGGAGCAGCAAGAAAATCCATCTTTGATCCCGATCTATCTCAAGCCGAGTACGAAAGGCTGAGGCAGGAGCAAACGAGAAGGGCATAAGGCTTTTCTCGAAAAATTTAACTTTAACCTTTGCCCCATAACAAGGGGCCAGGAGATTTCAAATGAGTAACTCACTCTTAACCGATTCAATTATCGTGAAAGAATCCTTGATGGAGCTTAAGAACCAATTAGGCTTCACAAAGAATGTAAATAGACAATACGACGAGAAATTCGCTGTTGAAGGTGCAAAGATTGGTGACACCATCAATATTCGAAAGCCTTCTCGTTACGAGGTAACTGATGGTGCTGTTCTTAACGTACAAGACTCAGTTGACCAATCAGTAGCGTTACAACTTGATACTCAACAGCACGTAGGCATGGGCTTTTCAAGCAAAGACCTTACGCTTTCTGTTGATGCATTTAAAGAACGCTACATTAAGCCTGCGGTAACTGCACTTGCTAACAAGGTTGACTACACAGGCTTTGCAGCAATGTACAAGCAAGTTTATAGCTCAGTTGGTGTACCAAGTGCTTCGGCTTTCCCATCTGACCTAAAGGGATTCTTAGCGGCTAAGCAAAAGCTTGCTGAGCTTGGAGCTCCTGTCAGCGATCTAACGGCAATCGTGAATCCTGCAACTGAAGCGTCGTTAGTTCATGGACTGAAGGGTCTATTTCAGTCTTCGGAACAAATCGCTAAGCAATATGAAAAAGGTGTTATGGGCTATGCAGCTGGCTCTAAGTTCGTGATGAGCCAAAACGTTGCTCAGCATACTATTGGAGCTCTCGGCGGAACACCGCTTGTAAACGGAACCACTGCTGCAGGTGCTACAACTATTGTAACCGATGGATGGACCGCGGCTGCGGCAACACGCTTGAAAAAGGGTGACGTAATTACTATTGCCGATGTGTACGCTGTAAACCCACAGACACGTCAGTCGACCGGCGCTCTTGCTCAGTTTGTTGTGACTGCTGATACAGCATCAGATGGTTCTGGAAACCTTACGATTCCAATCGACCGCGCGATCTACGCGAGTGGCCAGTATCAGAACGTAAATGCGTTACCAATTGATAACGCTGCAATCACAGTCTTCGGACACGCGTCTAGCTACGCAAACGTTGTCGCCCCACAGAATATGGTCTTCCACAAGGACGCATTCGTCCTTGGATGTGCTGACTTAATTCTTCCAAAGGGAATGCACATGGCAGCTAGAGCGTCTGATCCAGAAAGCGGTCTCTCAATCCGTCTAGTGTCTGGATATGACATCGTGAACGACAGGATGAACTCGCGTCTCGATATCCTTTATGGATGGAAGTGCGTGTATCCAGAGTTCGCATGTCGCGTAGTCGGTCAACCTGCTTAATGAAATATGGGGGCTTGAGTAATTAGGCCCCCAACTAACAACAAATTAGGAGAATAGAAAATGAACACAGCAACAGACTCTTTAGAGACAGCGACACCTAAAACTGGTGGCGGAATGCAGGTCGGTCAGTCGTCAAGTGACTTGGTTGGCTTTTGGGGTGCAACTCCAGTCGATCAACCAGCAGCACTAACGGCACAGCTCACAACAATTACTCACACCGAGCCAGGAACGCCCGACTACGCGATTCAAAATATGACTAATAGCTCACCTTACGGATTCGTCTCTCAAGATGAAGCGAACTCTGTGTTGAAGGTCATTAAGAATCTTCAAACACGATTAGCTGAGGTTGAAGCACGCCTTGAGGAAGCAGGTATCGTAGCTGCGAACTAACATTAGGCTTTGAGCCCTGGTGGTTACGCCGCCGGGGCAAGTTTTTTAAAACTAACGATCTGAATTGGAGCAATACAATGAAAGTATATCCATCTTGGAGATATCACAAAGACCTAGGTAGCAAGATAATCCATAGTGCTGCTGATGAAGCAGAAGATTGGGCTGAATCACCTGCGTCGTTTGAAGTTACCGAGCAGATTAACGTGCAGCCAGTCGAAATAGCGGCACCTGAAGTAATCGAATCGGTCATGTTACCAAGCGAACCGGAAGCAGAAGTAAAACCAGCAAAAAAGAAATTTAAAGGACTCAAATGACGGTCCGAGAACTCATCGGAAGTTCATTAAGACTAATCGGTGCGATCGCAACGGGGGAGACGCCCTCTGCAGATGAACTATCCGATGGTCTTTCTTCAGTAAATAGACTCTTGGGGCGATGGAGTACTGAGGGGCTTATTGTATACGGTAGAGTTCGCGAGGAATTTACTCTCACGTCAAATGATGGATCTTACACTATTGGTAGTGGTGCAAACTTTAATACCACAAGACCCTCAAAGCTTGAACATGTAACAATCGAAGATCAATCAGCGACACCTACGTCGGAGTATCCAGTTGAAATTATCAACCAAAGCCAATGGGCAGCGATTGTACAAAAAGACCAAACTGGTAGACCAACGAAGCTTTACCCTGAGGGAACATTCCCGAACGACACCTATAATCTTTGGCCCGTCCCAAATGAAGCGGACAAATTAGTTCTATATTCTCAAAAGCCACTCACGGCCTTTGCTAGCATCAATAGCACGGTTTCTCTGCCGACTGGGTACGACGATGCACTTGTTTACAATTTAGCAGTAAGACTTGCGCCCGAATACGGGAAAACCGTCACGCCAGAACTCATGTATGAAGCTAACGAATCTAAAGCACTCATTAAGAAATCAAACATTAAGCCAGTCTATCTAGAATGTGATCCCGGAACCTTATCAACGGCAACCACTTACGACATCAATTTGGGGGAATAAGTGCGATTTTCAGGATTTATCGGACCAAGTTATACATTAAGGTCAGTCAATGTTGACTGCCAAAGATGTATCAACCTCTATCCTGAATTTAATGAGCACGGTACAGGAAAAGAAAAAGAAGTCGCAGCTCTAATTGGGGTTCCTGGCTTATCGCTACTGGTGACAATTGGTTCTGGGCCAATCCGTGGCGTGTGGATGGCCAGCAATGGTCAACTCTTCGTAGTTAGTGGCAATAAACTCTTTCGAGTAAGCTCAGCTTGGGTGGCGACCGAGCTTGGAACATTAAGTACGTCAATTGGCCAAGTTAGTCTAGCAGACAACGGGACACAACTCATGATTGTGGACGGTACTTACGGCTATGTACTTACACTAGCGACTTCAATCTTCTCACAAATTACAGATCCAGATTTTCCTGGTGCAAACCAAGTCGTTTTTCAAGACGGATACTTCATATTCAATAATCCAGGTACAGGGCAGTTTGGAATATCTGGATTGAATAGTGCGACCTTCGACGCGCTCGATATCGCAACGTCTGAAGGCAATCCTGACGATATTGTTGGAATCATTTCCAACAATCGAGATCTTTGGTTAGCGAATGAAAAGACGATTGAAGTATTTTTCAACAGTGGTGCTGCCGACTTTCCTTTTGAACGGGTGCAAGGGGCATTTGTAGAAGTTGGTCTCGCAGCGCGCTTTAGCCTCGCAAAAATGAACAACGTAGTTTATTGGCTTGGCCAGGATGAAAATGGTCAAGGGACAGTATTTCAGGCAAAAGGCTACCAGCCGCAGAAAATTAGTACTCACGCCATTGACTTAGCAATTCAAGGCTACGGAACAATTAGCGATGCAGTAGCGTTTACGTATCAGGATTCCGGCCATTACTTTTACGTATTAAACTTCCCCACAGCGAATACTACTTGGGTTTACGATGCGACGACTAGTCTTTGGCACGAGAGAGCTTACAACAATGGTGGACAACTTGCCAGGCATCGAGGGAACTGCCACGCATTTGCATTTGGGAAGCATGTCGTGGGTGACTATGAAAATGGCAATCTTTATGAACTAAGATCTGACGTTTATGCCGACAATAGTAATCCTCTGATCAAACGACGTGTAACACCGCATGTGTCAGCCGGTGGAAAACGAGTAACCTATCATCGATTTCAACTCGATATCGAAAGTGGAGTGGGACTTGATGGAACAACTCAAGGTACTGACCCACAGGCCATGCTTCAGTTCAGCGATGACGGTGGTCACACCTGGTCCAACGAAAAATGGGTCAGCATGGGAAAAATTGGCCAGACTAAGTGGCGGGCGGACTGGCGTCGTTTAGGAATGTCTCGCGATCGTGTGTTTAGGGTAACTGTTTCCGATCCTGTTAAGACAATATTCGTGGGCGCTGAGCTCGATATCGAAGTGGAGGCTAGCTAATGGCAGCGATCCTTCCGCCAATACCATATAAAACGCCCCTTCTCGATCGAAATGGCTATCTTAACGAGGCGTGGTCTAGATGGTTTCGCGACATGTTCGAAAGAATCGGTGGTACAAGGGCCCTCTCTAACACAGAACTTGAGAACTTACAGTCGGACAATCTAGAGGACGTTGAAGCCGACATACTGGCGCTTCAATCTCTAACATCAAGCCATACTACTGACCTGACAAGCTTACAAAGCTCGGTAGCAGCACTTCAAGTCAGCATCAATGATCTAAATCAAGGACGGCAGCTATGACGGTGACTGCTAAAGCTCTGATCCAGGCAAAATATGCTGCGAATACAAACACGACCGAATACACCTCACCCGCTTCGACAAGAACCATCATAGATAAGCTAACGGCAACAAACACAGACGCAAGTGCCAGAACGTTAGACATTTATATAGTTCCAAGTGGCGGCGCTGCTGGTGGATCTAACCAGGTCATTCAGACACATTCCATTGCTGCCGGCGCAATTAAAGACTTCACAGAACTCCAGAATCACATTCTAGCAACGGGTGATTTTATCGTGATTGCAGCGAGTGTTGCGAGCAAGGTTGTGATCAGAGCGTCTGGGAGAGAGATCACATGATCGCAAATACCTTATACGCTAAGTACATCCAGGAGCGAGAGGGACTTGAGATCATTGAAAATGAGAATGGTTTCATAATTTATAAGCTCTATCCGGACGAGTGCTTAATTGTAGATATGTTCGTCGACAATCATGTCCGTGGCGAAGGGTTCGGGAGGCAACTTTTAGATGAACTCAAAACCAAGGCTGTTGGATGTAAGACAATTACAGCTAACGTATGGATCTCAAAGCCAAACTCAAATCATACATTACAAGCTGCGCTCGCCTGCGGATTTAAGGTCATGCGGGCAGATAACGGCTGTCTAATAATCGCTCGAAAATTGTCAGGAGATGAACATGGGTGAAAATAGCGTATTCGATAATCTCGGAGGAATGTTCGAGGATAGAACGGGCATGGATGTCGGCGGCACCAGTGCAGGTGATAGAGCGTTAAATGCTCAACGGGATGCAAGCCATCAAGCAAATGAACTCCAGCGATATATGTACGATACTCAACGAGGAGATGCAGCTCCCTGGCGAGATGCTGGTGTTAGGTCACTTAGTCAGCTCGCCTCTGGAGACTTTCAGCGCGACTTTACTCCGTCGGATTTTCAGGCGGACCCTGGTTTCGCGTTCAGAATGGCGGAGGGTCAAAAAGCAATTGAACGATCAGCAGCTGCTCGAGGAGGACTAAACTCTGGTGCTACAATGAAGGCGCTGATGAGATTTGGTCAAGATACTGCAAGCAGCGAATACCAAAATGCTTACAACAGATTTAATGCTGATCGTGATCGACGTTTCAACCGACTCTCAAATCTAGCTGGCCTTGGTCAAACGGCAAATTCACAAGTCGCGAATGCTAGCCAAAACTATGCTGCAAATGTTGGAAACAACATGATCGGCATCGGCAATGCTCAAGCGGCTATGAATATTAACCGCGCAAATCGCATGAATCAGTTTATGGACCGTGGCGAAGAGATGGCGGCCCGAGGCGCCGGAGCGATGTTCTCAGATGCTAGGCTAAAGACTGAAGTCGAGCCAATTTCACCTGCAGACATAGCTGAACTCAGAGCTGTGATTAAACCCTATCGATTCCAGTATATCGACACGAAGTATGGCGATGGAACCTGGATTGGCGTAATGGCCCAAGACTTAAATAAGTCGCGACTTGGAAGAACACTCGTTCATACAGACAAGCATGGTCATTTGAAAATTGATGTGAACAAGGCTGTAAGTCTTCTCTTAGCAACAATGGCGGAGGAATAGTCTATGCCAATTGATCACAGCATTTACATGCAGCAGGTAGGCATCAATTCGAATCCTGGTCAGGCATTCGAGGGGGGCATGAGACTTGGCGATTTAATGCAGCAGAGGAAAGACAACGCTGCTATAAAGGACACATTCAAACGAAATACTCTCAAGAATGCTGACGGGACGCTTGGATTTAATCGGCCTCAGCTGCTCTCAGATCTTGCAAATATTAATCCGGAGAAGGCGCTAGCCTATCAAAAGGAGTTTGCAACTAATGACAAAGCTGCCTTTGAAGCAAAAAAGCTAAACACTGAGTACGATTCTGAATTGTTCAAAAAGAAAATTGCTGAACAATCGGAGATTGCAAAACTCGCTGGAAGTGTAACCGATCAGACGACTTGGGAGCAGGCAATTGGTCAAGCAAAGAAGTTAGGCGTAGATACTTCGCACCTACCTTCGCAATATGATCCGAGTATAGTTAAAAATATTTTTATGTCGTCACTGACTGCTAAAGAACGACTTGAACACGAAGCAAAACAACGCGAATTAAAAGCCAAGGAACAAGAGGTCTCAAGTAAAGTCCAAGCCGATGCTGTTAAAACTGCTTCAGAGCTCAGACGTGAACGCTCGGGATTGCCCACTACGAAAGCTACGCAAGATGTTTCGGCTGCGTACAACAAGATTCAATCCGCAATGGCAAATCCCTCGCCAGCCGGTGATATGAGTTTGATTTTTAACTACATGAAGATGCTTGATCCTGGATCCACGGTTCGAGAGGGAGAGTATGCAACCGCTCAACAGGCGACAGGGGTACCAAACCAAATCTTAAATGCATACAATCGCGCACTAAAGGGAGAGGGACTAAATCCTGATCAGAGAAAAGATTTTGCCGGTCAAGCTGGGCGGATTTATAAATCTCAACTCGACGTTCAGAAGCAGGTGGACTCACAGTTTGGCGAATTAGCGAAAAAATCGGGAAGTGACCCAAAAGATGTCTTACTCAATTTTGAAGCAAATAGTCCGAAGGGCCAGCCAAAGACCGTAATCCAAAACGGTCATACATACATCCTTAATCCGCAGACAGGAGAGTATGAATAATGACGAAACCGAAGTTTGACCCGCATGCACCCTTTGAAGTTGGAACGAGTACGATTGCATCCAAACCAAAGTTTAATCCTGAGCTGCCATTCGACGTGAGCACTGATGTCACTATGAGGTCGGATGTCGCATCACCTATCGAATCTGGCGTACGAAAATTTGTACAAGGGGGATCTCTAGGTCTTTCGGATGAAATTGCGGGTGCCGTTGAGGGTCTTGGCCGTACGGTGGGCGTGGAAGGACTCGGTGGGCCCATGAAGGACGTCTCGATTTCAAAAGGCGGTCCGACATTAGATTGGGAAATACTTAAAGATGCCTATGTGCGTGCAAGGGACAAGGAACGCGAAGCGCTTCAAAAGGACTCTAAAGACAATCCTAAAATTTCGGCAGTATCTGAACTTGCGGGGGCATTTGTATCGCCTGCTAATAAAGTACTAAAGGGAGCGTCGTTAGCAAAAGGAGGCGCACTGCTCGGTGGTGCCACTGGTCTAGGGTATAGCGATTCAGACTCATTAAAAGGCTTAGCTGCTGACACAATAGCTGGTTCGGTTGTAGGTGCTGGCACTGGCAAGGTGCTTGAAAAAGCTGCGCCTCTATTAGGTAAAGCTGCGCAAAGCTTGGCCTCGAAGTTCAGCGGAATTGCTGAAAAATCGGCGGTCAATGCAACAGGCGCCACGGGGAAACAGGCTTCTCAATTTTCTGATACCGCCGGACGTGAATTATTAGATCGAGGGATAGTTCGCTTCGGAGATAGCCAAGCAAAGATTTCTGAACGTGCGGCAAAAGCGGTCGATCAGGCGAATCGACAGATTGATGACGCGCTAACTGCACTTGAATCTAAGGGCGTAAAGGTAGACGCCAATAAAGTTTACGAAGAAATACAGAAGAAAATTGTCAAACTAAAGAGTGATCCGTCGCAAGCAGATGTTGTTCGAATGCTCGAGGGTGAAGCTGAAAACCTAATTAACGCAACAGTAGCAAAAGGAAGTGCTGAATTCGGAGTAAAGGAAGCCGAGCAGATTAAGCGTGGTTATAACCGCAAGGCCGGAAACTGGGCGGATCCCGAAAAGGGGTTAGTCGGTAAAGAAATGTACCAGACTTATCGTGGAGCGGTGGAAGATGTCGCGCTGAAGGCTGATCCTGGCACAGCGAAGGTATTTACCGAAGGAAAGAAATCCTACGGTCTGCTTACTCCGATTCAAGAAGCGGCAGAAAGACGAGCGGCAACAACATCGCAGCATCCGGCGGGTGGTTTTCTGGATATTGCTTCGATCTTAGCAGGTGGTGCACAGGCAGGACCGGCTGGAGCGGTAGCCGCACCAATTGCAAGAAGATTTGTCGCTCCAAGAATTTCGTCGAGCATTGCAGCCTCTGCAGATGGAGTTGCGAAAATACTTCGTAAAATTCCTAATGCTGCTGTTCTAGAGAAAGAACAACCTAGAGCTTTCCAAGCATTGGTTAAACAATTAGTAGGCTCATCAGAAAATCCGACACCTCTACCGAAGGCGGCTGATAAAGAGGAACCATCGCAAGGCCCTGAGAAATGGGCAAATGAAGGTCTTAAGAGACTTGAAGCTCACGCATCGGGATCGGTGAAGCGCGACGCTCTACAATCATTAAAGGAAACAAAGCGAGGTCGGGACCTTCTCGTGAAGGCATCGACTCTAAAGCCTGGTTCAATGGCCATGGAGAATGTTATGGCCAACATTTCTAACCTAGGAAAGGCGAAATAATGGCTCATCTCTTAGGTGTATTAAAGCAGAGATTTTTCGATGCAAACGGTGACCCTCTGGTCGGTGGAAAGCTCTATAGTTATGCCGCTGGGACCAGCACACCTCTTGCGACGTATACTGATCAGGGTGGACTCACGCCTAATGCAAATCCAGTAATTCTAGATGCAAATGGAGAAGCTAGTGTTTGGCTTGGCGCTTCGGCTTATAAGTTCGTAGTTAAAGATTCGACCGACGTTACCCAATTTACTACTGACAATGTCTCCTATTTAAATGACGGGACTGTCACGACTGCAAAAATTGCCGACAGTGGGGTCACGACTATTAAGATCGCGGACGATGCAGTAACAACGGCAAAAATCGCAGATGATGCAGTGACTAGCGATCAATTAGCGGACTCCGCGGTTCAACTTGCACATGTTCAAAAGAAGATTAGGTTTGTAGTTGGAGCAGACGGCAATTTAAGGCCTCTATTTGGATGGTCGAGTCCGTCGAAGCTTTCGAATCCGACGAACCTACCGAATTTTGGTCTCGCGGCTGCGTGGTCGCCTGATGGCAAGTTTCTTGGAGTCGGGCAACTCACTTCACCCTACATTCTTATTTACGAACGAGGACGAACCACGTTTTTGAAAGTGACTGACCCTGGATCGCTTCCGGCTGGCACTCCTCGTGGAGTTGCTTGGTCTCCAAGTGGGGAGTTTTTTGCCGTAGGACACCTTGTTTCTCCTTACATTACAATTTATCAGAGATCTGGTGTGACTTTCACAAAGCTGACGAATCCAGCGTCGTTACCTGGAGATGCCGCAAGGGGAGTTGCGTGGTCGAAAGATGGTCAATTTTTAGCGCTTGGAATAGACAGTAGTCCGTATATCAACATTTATCAGCGAGCAGGTACGACATTTACGAAACTTAGTGACCCCGCTACTTTGCCAGCAGGTGTCGTCAATGGAGTCGCGTTTTCGTATGACGGCGAATTCCTAGCTTGCGCTCATGCCACGACACCATTTGTTACAATCTATCAAAGATCAGGGACTACATTTACGAAGTTAAGTAACCCAGCAAGTTTGCCAGCGGGCGCTGGAAATGGGGTTGCTTGGTCGCCTGATGGAGCATACCTCGCTGTAGGACATAACTCGTCTCCGTATGTAACCATATATCAGCGCTCTGGAACCACGTTTACGAAACTTAGTGATCCGGCATCTCTTCCCGCTGCGGCCGTTACGGCTTTGCAATGGGCGCCAGCCGGTGACTACCTTGCTTGCGCAGTTGATAGTACTCCATTTATAGCGGTCTATCTTCAATCGGGCACTACGTTTACTAAACAGAGCGATCCCGCCAGTCTTCCTGCAGGAGCCGGAAACGATATCTCTTGGTCTCCAGATGGCCAGTTCTTAGCACTGGGCATGGATACCACACCTTTCATTCAGATTTATCAGACTGCTTCAACGTTAGATACGAATGCTTTCTTCTACTCTACCGAGGTCACAAATGTCTGAGTTAGCGCCGCCGCTTAAACACAGGTTTTTTGATAGTAATGGAGACCCACTCGCCGGTGGAAAATTGTATAGCTATGTTGGGGGAACCAGTACTCCTCAATCGACCTACACAGACCAAACGGGTGTGACCGCAAATGCGAATCCCATTATACTAGATGCTAATGGTGAGGCCAATGTTTGGATGGCCACAGGAGTCTACTATAAGTTTGTCTTGAAAGACGCGAATGATGTGACCCAGTGGACTCAAGATAACGTTTACATCCCTACTGTTGGTGGGGCTTCAGCCGGAAACGCCATTCACTCAAATGCTGGAGGTGGGACAATTACTCTCCTACCTTCAACAGATAACGTTCAAATAATCACGGGATCTGGTGCAACGACAATTGAGTCAATGACCGCACCATCAAGTGTGGCAAAAATCACGATTCACAACGACACTGATAGCGTTGTTACCATTAAACACGAGAATGCGGGTTCGACAGCGGCAAACAGGTTCTATTTACCAGGCACAGCCGACGCTAAACTCTCTGTCTCACAATCCTTAGAATTCTTTTATGACACCGGTGATGCTAGGTGGAAGCAGATAGGTGAAAGTCTTCAAACGTCGTCCGCAATTAGTGACTTTACAGAAGCATCTCAGGACGCCGTAGGCGCTATGGTCGACACGACGCTGGTTTATGTCGATGGCACGCCTTTGCTGACCAGGGCAGCGCTCACTGGTGATGTGACAGCTGCACAAGGGTCAAATGCTACTACCATTGCAAATGATGCTGTGACGAATGCGAAACTTGCAAACATGGCAACTGCCACATTTAAGGGACGAACTACTGCAGGTATTGGTGATCCCGAGGACCTAACTGCGACACAGGCTACAGCTTTATTGAATTCAGTTGTTGGTGATTCTGGCTCAGGCGGGACCAAGGGTCTAGTGCCAGCACCAGCAAGCGGCGATGCTGCTGCGAACAAGTATCTTAAGGCGAGTGGAAGTTGGAGCAGTATCGCCTCTGGCGACCTACCAGATAATGGTGTCACAAATGCGAAACTCGCCGATGTAGCAACTGCTACCTTCAAAGGAAGGACGACAGCTGGAACTGGCGATCCTGAGGACCTCACCGCTACACAAGCCACAGCTCTTCTCAACAACTTTGTCGGAGACTCTGGCTCTGGAGGTACGAAAGGATTAGTTCCCGCTCCTGCGAGTGGCGATGCTGCAGCTGGAAAGTTTCTCAAAGCTAATGGCTCGTGGGCTGCGCCTTCCCTTAGTAGTTCGTACACTGCGCCAAAGATCACAACATATACCTCTGGCTCAGGGACTCACACTTTCACTGGGTCACCACTCTTCGTAAGAGTGCGGATGGTAGGTGGTGGCGGTGGCGGTGCTGGTAGTGCGACAACTGCGGCGAATAACGGTGGTGCCGGAGGTGATGGTGGTCAGAGTACATTTGCAGGACTCCTTACTGCAAATGGCGGCGTTAAGGGCACAGCGGGTGGCACTCCCGGAGGAGTTGGAGGAACAGCATCTTTAGGTGCAGGCCCGACCGGCATTGCACGACAAGGTGGCGCTGGTGGCCCAGGATCTTACCACGGAGCTACCAGTGTGTATGCACCTGGCGGGCAAGGTGGCGCGACTCCATTTGGTGGAGCGGGAGGTGGTGGGGGAGGCGGAACTAACTCAATAGTTGCGGTCATTGCGAACACTGGTTCCGGTGGCGGTGGCGGCGGTGGGCCAAATACCGGTGTGTCTGGTTCAGGTGGTGGAGCTGGTGGATTCATCGACGCAATCATAAGTGGAGCTACTCTTTCTGCCTTAAGTGGATCTGCATCATACGCAGTAGGCGCGGCAGGAACAGCCGGTGCTGCAGGTACAAGCGGCTCTGCTGGTGGCGCCGGCTCGGCAGGGTTTATCGAAGTCACCGAGTATTACCAATGAGGTACATAAATGGCTGAGATCTTCCCTGTCATAGGAAGTGCGCTCGCGATCATAGGCTCACTAGTCGGCGGTGGCATCTGGCTCATGAAAGTGAATTTCAATCTAAGCCAAAAGAATTTGGAAGCGAAAAAAGAAATATACGCTGAGAGACTTAAAGGTCTTCAAGAGATCATAAAGGGATTAGAGAACAGGCTCAATCAATCGGAAGCCAAACTAGAGTCCACGATGCAGAAGCTTGAAAAAGTCTCTGACGAATTCGTTGAAGCGAAAAACACAATGTCTAAGTACGTCGATGCAACAGAGAAAAAGATAACTTCGTTTGAAAGCAAAATCGTAAAGCTCTCCAGTGAGCTGATAATGGTCAAAGGTGTAAAGCCAAAACATAAGGGGGTATGAAGTGAGTGAGTTTATTCAATCAAATGGGGGCCTAATCGCGACTGTAGTTCTTGTGGTCGTAGCATTTAATGCCGTTATCATGGGTCTTCACAAAGGACTCGAATTGATAAAGGACAAAACTGCAACAGACACTGATAACAAGATCTATGAAGTGTTAGGAAAGGTGATTTCAGTCTTTCAAAAGATCATCGAACTTGCTGCCGCCTACAAGCCAACCGTGAAGGATGAGGTGAAGCCCGATGGCGTTTCTCCTCAACCCTAATTTTTGGAAAGCGATTCCAGTCATTGTTCAATTTATGCTTGAGCTAAAGAAGCTCCTTGATGCAAAGGTGGCGGAGGACAAACGACATGAAAAACTCAAAGAGATCAAGGCGGCAGTGGCTCGAGCACGAATATCTGGCAATACTGACGATCTTGACCGGGTTATTAGTAGTTTTAAGTCTCCTTAGCTGCTCAACCCAACAGCCCAAGAAATCGTACTCCATGACCACTGTTTGGGTGCCAAATAGCGCAAAACAAAGTCTCTTTAGCAGGAAGGACATGAAGCCCATTTTATGTTCCGAAAAAAGATTCGATGATCTCATCTGTATGTCTCAGGACGAATTCATTAATAACTGCATTGAATAGGGGTTAAAAGTGCCGAAATTCAGTGATGATTCAATTGCCCAGTTAGCGACGTGTGATTATCGAATTCAGGAAGTTCTCAATGAAGCAATCAAGGTCGTCGATTTCACGATTCTAGAAGGGCACAGATCATTTGATAGGCAGCGCCAACTCTATGAGTCTGGTTCAAGTTTATCGAAGCCGGGTCGGGGTAAGCACGAAACGTTTCCTTCACTTGCAGTTGATATCGCGCCTTACCCAATCGACTTTACATACCTTCCACAATATTACTATCTCGCAGGCGTGATACTTACAATTGCATCTCGATTAGGAATAAAAATGCGGTTTGGCGGAGATTGGGACATGGACGGTCACATGAAACCCAAGGGCGCCTGTCTGTCTGATTTAGGTCACTTTGAGCTAATGGAGGACTGATGCTTTATCTTTGACTTACAGAATCCAAGCGAAAATTTCCACCAGTAGGTCTTAGTTTCCAATACCAATCTTCAAACATAGTCACCAAGTCTGGACTAATTTCTTCGTTAGCATCGATTTCGTAAATCGCACAGAATTCCTGCCAAGCATTTACCAATATTTTTCCGTCTGCGACAGCCATCCCTGCCTTTGAAAGCTTCGTCCGTACATATTCGGGATCCATCTAGCCCTCCCGTACTTAAAGCAGGCTCCCAAAGAATCCGACAGTCAAGAAAAACACAAAACTCTATAGTTTCACTAGAGCTAATTGAGCAAGTGATCAAAATATGATTACTCGGCAGCCTTTAGGAATTGAATGATGTTGTCGTATCCCAAACCTTTAGAAATAGTGACCAGTGTCAGGAATTTCATGTTGGAACGACCTGCCACGATTTCCGTTAAAGCCGACCTTGAGATTTTTATTTCATAGGCAAAGTCTTCAAGAGCCTTCTCTTGGAGATGTAATCGATTCTGGATGTGTAAACCAATTTTCTTTAGAAGCTTTACCTCATCAGACGAAAAGACAAACTCGTTGTAACGAGCTCTGGAATTCCTAGACGTTTTGGGTCTAAACTGAGGCATTAACGTAAGTTTAAGTGTTGACGTGGATAATTGCTGACCTGTATACCGGTATTTTTTGCACGACCGGTACACAGGTCACGGTCTAGCAACTAGACGTTCGTAGATAAGGATGACAAATGCGTCGACAGCGAAGTGAATTAGCTAACTTTCTACGCACTCAACGTATTAAGAAAGGCCTAAGTCAAAAGCGAGTTGCCGCCGCATTGGGATATAGTTCCGCTCAATATGTCTCAAATATCGAAAGAGGTGTTTGCTCGGTACCTATTAAGGCGCTTCGAAAAATGTGCATTCTCTACGGTATAAAGAGAGAGCACCTTATCGCCGTGATGCTGATTGATGCACGAGCTAGATTAGAAAATGTTCTCAATTCAAAATCGGTTCGCAAAGTGAAACGTTAGATGGCTAGATGTAGGTCTCAGTTAAACGACTCCTCCTTAACCAAAATAACAGATGTGTCGCAGGATAAACAATGATTGTTTATATAGCACGGTGTGCTTGGACTCATCTGTTACTTGAAGTCTTTCGATAAGCATTCATACAGGAGACGACAGATGTTTAAATATTTCGAATTCGAATTCAGTAAGATTGACTCAACCATCATGAATTTTCCGTGGGAAGACAAGGCGGCCTACGCTATGTTTTTGGCGCAAGTTTATCACTTTGTAAAAAACTCGAGCCGAATAATGACCTGTGTTGCATGCCGTTTTGACCAGGATAGAGAACTTATTCATAGAAACTTAATTAAGCACGCAGATGAAGAAGCAGGTCACCAATTCTTAGCTAAGAAGGATCTAGAAAATCTTGGGTATCGATTAGAAGAGATCCCAGAACTTTATACAACCCGCCAATTCTATGAACCCCAGTACTATAAAGCGATGTTTCACGATCCAATTGGATTCTACGGTTACGCACTAGCCTTAGAGGGTACAGCAGTGAAGCGTGGTCAGGAGATCTACCAACGAGTGAGAAAAGCGCACGGTGAAGGAGCATCGCTATTCTGGAAGGTACACGTTAAGGATGATCAAGACCACGTCGGCGACGCTTTAAAGATGATCGATCAGCTTTCAGATAAAGAGAAGGATGCCATTAAAGACAATTTGTCTCAAAGTGTGTTTGGTCTCGGAAGGATGTTCGAAGAAATTGTAGCGAAAAAGGCCCTGGTTCCGAAGAGTAAGAAATCCGCTTAGTTCATAGGGCGAAGCCGCGGGGATTTGGATCTTGTTGCCTTCTGACTGACAAGAAGACCGACAACCTTATCCTCGGAGTTGAACACGGGCCACGCCCATTTAAAAATAACGTCTATTGCTAGACCTTCTCCACCTGCCTCAATCAGTGTGTGAGGGGGAATTGATGAGAGGTCTATTGCTTTTCCCTTATTTGCATCTGAGAACACCTTCTGCCATGCCTCGAGCATGGGAGCTAATATATCAGCAGAGCGTTTATAGAGTTCGTCAAACGGCCTTGTATGTAGTTCGTCTATTGCAACTGATGTCACTTCAAAAAATTTTCCGTTGCAGTAAACTTGGGTACGATCGCTATCGTACAGTTCAATCACGTCGCCATAGGTTAATTTACCTTCGACATCATCTTTAACTCTTAATCCTGCAGTACTCAGAAATTGACTGATCCTACGTTTCTCAACGTCCGGTGCGTAGTTGAAGGAGGATTCTGCGGGAATAAGCTCAGTACCTATCACTGTCGCCATATGTCTAAACTCATAACATACAGGAGGTCCGGAATTAACTGCATTGTAATACTTTCCATTGCCCGTAAACAAAATACGATTATAAATAAGCATACTTTACCAAGCCGGGGGACAAGTGAGCGCAAGTTTCAAAGATCCGCTCTTAGAGTCTATTCGAGAACAAGATCGATTAAGAGAACAGTTAGAAGCATTAAGGGGCTTGGCAGAAAAATTCAATAACATGGGAAGGCGCAGACAGCTCATGATTGAGAACTTAAATGGCGCTAAGCTAACTGCAATCTCTTATGTTAGATGTGTTTACATTGGGAGCCTTGTAGAGGGTGAGGAATCAGTTAGTCAGCAACTTCGTTAGATTTCTTTTTGAATCGACTCAATACTTCAGTGACTTCAGCGGTATCTACTGGCTTTTCCAAAAGAAACCCTCGAATCATTTGTCGAACGAATAGCTTATCGTAATCACTGGCACGCTTATATTTTTGAACAATTTCAGTGTCTGAGAATTTGTCGGAAGGGTCGACCGTAGGCTCATCAAAAACTCCGCGCAAATAGCTAAGAACAAAAACTTTTTCGATGTTTTTGAGTCGCGGCAAGAATTCGGTAATTTCAATATCTGTGACCAATTTGATTACCTTTCCCTCCTCAATAAGTACGGCGACTTTATCAATAAAATCAATGATTTTGGTCTTAGCGGCTCCACTTTTCACTAGGCGTTTGATTGTTAAGAGTGCGTCCACTAGGGTCTGTAGATGTCTTTCCTTCTTAAGAACCTCAGGATCAGTAGAACCCTTTAGCTTTAGGAGCCTAATCTCGTTGGCTTGATCAGCTATAGTTTGCGCTAACTCCTGAATGGCAGGGGTTGCGAGAGGGGCAGAGGTTCCAAGTAGCTCGTGAGTAGTTACTCCTAAGATTTCTGCTAACCGCACGATGCTAGAGTATTCAGGAAAGCTTTTTCCGGACTCCCAACGGAAAATCGTCAC